ATAAGGGAGGACGAAACCGGAAAGAATACCGGACAACACCTCTTTTTATTATACATATCAGCAACTTACAGATTAAAAAATCATCTCACAAATAATTAACTTGAGATGGTTTTTTCACGCTAAAACTAGGTAGTTTGTGGGCTTTCCGCGAGTGCCTTCACTCACTGATTTGACCGCTAACTTACCCTCATTGAGTAGCTTAGTGACCGCGCCTTTAAACAAAACCTTGCCAGCTTTACTCTTGTAATCTTGTGCTAGATCACGCATCGAGTACCCACAATCAAACACACCAGACAACTCTCTCCCTGCATTCTTCACCATAAAAAATATCTCATCATGCAAGTCGTTAAAGTCGGGATGCTCATCAGCCATTGCTAGAGTCTTGCCCTCATCGACAACCACACCCACATCAATCAACTCTTTTATCTTCGCGTAAGTGACTGTCTTACTAGTAAACACATGGCTCAAAATATCCTTGCGTGTATTTAGCCCCTTGCGTATTGCCTCAATCACCATGCCCTCGGTACTCACATCTGCTGGCTCAACCCGTGAGCCATCAATCTCATCAGTACGATCTTCTAGCAATCCTGACAAAGGTTCTCGTATCATCCAGTGCGTACTCACATCACCACCAAAATTCTCCTTGCCCAGCCCAGCCATGAAGACGTTGTTGTTACCTACGAGATTTAATCTACTGGATACTTCTTCGCATACTTCTTGGGATGGACGCCAAATAGGGATGGCAAAGCGTGACGAGTTGACGATGTTACTTGCACCACGAATCTTACCAATCGCGCCTTGTGGTGTTGTTGGAGCTACACCCATGTCATCCTTGCGTAAGTGGTGTGTGAAGATAACAGTAGCACCTGTCTTGACTGCAATGTTCTGCGCCCACTTGAGCGCACGATCAGCAGCTACGTTGTCTTCGTCGAAGCGCCACTCAAAGAATGATTGCAGTGGATCAAAAACAACCATTGCCAAGTCTTCCATCTGTATTAATGTGTTGCGCCAATCATCAGCTTCTTTCGTGAACTTGGGCGCGTCAAACTTCTTTGTGCCAAAGTTCATGGCAGTCTCAAGCTCAGGAATAGGTATGACTATTAGCTGATCAGGAAATCCAATGCGTCGATACGTCGGGTCAAGGAACTCAAAGCGACGCATCAGCTCATTACGATCATCTTCCGCCAAGAACATCACTACTTTGCCGTGCTTGCGGATTGGATGACCCATGAACATAGGTACTACGTCCTCTTCTGGACACGCAATCTTCATCGCCAAGTCCATGAGTAAGTACGTCTTACCTACGCCGCCCGATGAAGCGATGACTCCGGGCAAACCTGCCGGGATTAAATCCTTCACGAGCCAATCCCTATCGGGTGGCGCACCGCACAACCCAATCGAATCACACTCAAACATGAGTCTCATGTGAGCGCGTAGTGTTCTCTCCTTGTCAGTGATCAACGACTCTTTGCGTACACCATCAGCATTAAACTCATCGGGATTATTTTTCTTGTGTATGTTCATTACGGACACAACAATTATCTTAACTTCCTCTTGGTTCAAGGGTGGCTTGCAACGCTTCTCATTTTCCGTAAGCGCCAGCAAGAATAATTCTTTCCCCCATGCCGCAGGATTTTCCATGATCAACTTGCCAACCAACCTAGTCATCATGTCATTGCGATTACCTGACGAAAACTGGTCGGGCAGGATGTCGCGCACTACGCCATCTACACTGGCGGCTGGTACATAATCATCGAAATTCCAATCGGGTAGTTCGAAAGGTATGTCCGAAACTTTAACGTCCAATGGAAAGTCCCATTTGTAACCAGCACTCGGATAAACTTTAACGAGTCCACCGTCACCTCTCACATCTATGTTGTTTATACCTCTCCAAGTTGTTGCGTTTTTAACAACGCGCTTCGGATGTTTGAAAAAGTAATGCCGACCCCGTTTTGTCGTCTGCATTATAGGAGTTCGACACCCTAACTTTTCAAACTCTCTTATAGATTGCTCGTCGTCACAGTCAACAACAACAATCCCTGATAGCTCACCAGTTATGATTGCTATTCCAGCAGTCGGAAAACGATCCCATAATTCTTCTACCAGTTCAGGTTCTTGTTCGGTCAGTTGATATTCTTTCCATTTTACTAGCGGCTTTTTGTCATCACCTATCGGTATAACTTGAAACCCAAGTTCACAGTAAGCAACAGCCCATTCTTTTAGATTCATGTGTGTGTCTCTATATATTAAAGGAGTTAGATAAAATACTTATTGATATTCAATTTAGGATTTTCAGTCTTTAGCACCTCCAACACTTTAGTAGTTACAAAGCCTTGTTCACTCCAGCGATAAGGTGCTGTTCGCCATTTGTCAGTCAGCCTTGCAACCTCTTTCGCGCCCCCACAATCATCGATTAATTGCTTCACATTAAACCTCTTCATTCTTATCACTCTTCACTTGCATTAAAAGCTGTATTGTATATGATACACACCTAAAGCACACCACAGAACATTATTAATAAACATAAGAGGACACCTTAGAATGATTGACACACCTGAAAGGCCGATTGATTTTGCTCAAATGGATGCAATTTGCGAAGAATATTTCATAGCAAAAAAAAACAAGGCTATGCATGACCAGGAATTTAAAGATGTAACAGCAAAAGTTGATTCGTTATTAAGCGCCAACGAAGAGGTTATAAATTCGGGCAGATACTCAGTAGCAAGAGTGCTTGGTCAGACCTACAAATGGGACAAGGACATGCTTGCATCCATGTGTCACTCGCACTTAGTAGAGCTATCTCCATCAGTTAGTCGGAAATTATTTGATGAAGCTGACGTTGAAGATCAGCTTGCGTTAATGCCAGCTTTGGAAATTAAGCCGAGCAACAGAATATCAATTATGAAAAAAGCAAAATAGGTGCGTGATGACATTCAAAACTAAGAAGACTAATTCCGAAGCGATAAAAAATACAAGCAAGACTTTGATCTATGCTCTGCACGGATTCGGCAAGACAACTCAATGTAAAAATTATCAGAAGACGTTTGGCCGTGGGCTGATTCTTTCGGGTGAAGGTGGGCTATCTAGCATCAGCGACACAGGTATTGATTACCTCCCTTTCAGTTCGTGGGATGGCAAACATGATCCAGACTCAGGCGTTTACTCGTTCAGAGGAATTTGCATGATGATGGCGAATGTAGACTCAGGTTTTGCGGCAGAAAAGTTTACGTGGATAGCCATCGATTCACTCACGGAACTCAGTGACTTACTCATGCGAGAGCTTGAGCGTAAGTACGCCAACGACGCCAACGGATTCAAGCTCTGGGGCGACTTCAAGCGGCAGATGATCGGCTCACTCAAGTTCGTTCGAGACCTCCCGTATCACGTACTGGTTACTTGTCTCGCGAAGGACGAAGAAGACGACAACGGTAAAGTTTCCTTTTGGCCTGACGTTCACGGGAAAGCAGTCAGTAAGCAATTACCAGCTTTGTTCGACCATGTTTTTGCTGGTCATAGGTGGACAGAAACAATTGATGATGGCACGGCAGTTGTTCATCGCCGCCTATATGCAGATGAAGTTTACGGTTATCACGGGAAGGTTCGAGACCCACTGCGTCGAATCCCCCCCGTAATAAACACAAGCAACGTAGCAGATGTTGTTAGTGCGATACACATGAATAGCAGTGATTTTAAAATTTGGCATAGTGCCGTAGGAGTAAAAACAAAATGAGTGAATTTCAATTAGACCAGCTAGATTTGTCAAACATCGAAGCAGATTCAGGAGAATCGCGACTGAAATCAGGTCGCTACGTTTGCCGTGTTGATAGTGCGACTCTCGAAAAAGTATCGACTGACGCTAATGGTCGCCGCATACAAGTAAAATTTGTTGATAACAGCGGCCTCGGATTCATTAGCGAGTCAATCAATATCCACCTACCAAAATCGGAAAAGGGTACTGCGATTGGAAAGAAGCAGCTACTAACTCTACTAACTCACGGTGGGGATAGCGTACCTACTAGCCCATCAATTGAGAAGATTAGAGGGATTGAAGCGGTAGGGGTCAATGTGATTGACGAAGCGTATTTCAAAGACGGTATGGAAAAAATGGGTAGCAAGGTTGATAGTTGGCATCCATATTTCTCGCCAGAGGCAGCTTTAAATTTAGGCCCAGCCTTAGATGCACCCAAGTCTCTTAACGGAACTGCTTCTTTAGCAATGAATTCAAAGGCGGCAGTTTCACCTTCTAATTTTGATGACATCCCTTTCTAACTAACTCCTGCTCGGCAATTGTAGCAAGGAGATTAGTCAACTCCTGTTTCTATCGAGGTCGGCGGTGCTACGTACCGACCAACTATTTTTTTTACACATGAGAATTAAAATGAAAAAAGTTTTTGAGAAGAGGAAGTACACCAAACGTGCTGTGAAATTACCCTCGGCAGTTCAGGTTGATGGTTCGCACTACAAGGACATGGCTATCCAGCCAGCGGAATTTAGTCAAAGAAACGGTCTTAGTTTCTTGGCTGGCTGCGTCATCAAGCGAGTGTGTCGGTGCGAAAAGAAAAATAATGGTAACGATTGGCTGACAGATTTAACTAAGGCAAAGCACGAAATAGATTTAATGATTGAGTTTAAGTCTAAGTAATGAAAACCCTGCGTGAGTTTGTTGATTATTTGAAAGAGGACTTGCCCCCGAAAGGTATCGAGTTCACCAAGGATACTGACGAGCGAATGTACGTGGGCGCATCTAGTATAGGCTCAGATTGTGAGCGACAAGTTGCACTCAGGCTTCGCGGATTTCCGCAGGACGTACTCACGAAAAGATTGAGAAGAATCTTTGCAGTCGGCCATAAGGTAGAGGATGTAGTCGTAGAAAATATCCTTGCGGCTATCAAGCTCAACCCTGAGATCGCGCTGGAAGACACTGGCCCTGTACAACATGAGTACACGTACTTCGGAAAAGTTTGCCGAGCGCATTCAGATGGAATCCTGTATTTCGTGTCCGACCCATCAACAAAAATTCTAGTGGAGATTAAGACGGCTAACGATGCGTCATTCTCAGCAACCGTACGCCAAGGTATTCAGGTAGCTCACAGCGAGTATTACGATCAGATGCAATTGATGATGGGTCTTGGTGGCATGAAAGAAGGCTTGATGTACATGATAAACAAAAATGATTCTCGCCTGTACACGGAGATCATTAACTTCGATCACGCTACGTATTACTACTTGCTTCAACGTATCGAGTTCATCGCGGCTGGTAACGACGAGAAGATCGCGAAAGGCCCGAACGATTGGCGGTGCAGCATGTGTAGTTACAACGTGATGTGTTGGACAGATGAGCCTGTACCTATGAATCGTCGCCACTGTCGCCACTGCAAGAACGCAATTATGACAAGTGACGAAACCCTTTTCGCTACGTGCTGTAGTCCATCAGTTTCTATAAACGGTATGACCCAAGCTGATGCTAGTAGAGCGAAAACCTGTGATTACTTTGAAGACCATAGAGGAAAATAAAAATGAATGGTAAATGGACAAAAGAAAACTTTGAAAAGCATTGTCGTACTAACCCTGAAATCTACAAGAAGTTCAGCTTCTATGCGTTTCAAGCATCGGAAGTAAAAGATCACTACTCAGCCAAGTGTATATTCCATCGAGTTCGCTGGGACTCGATGATCATGGATAAGGTAAGTGAATTTAAAGTAGATGACGGTTGGATTGCTCATTACGCAAGAAAGTTCATGGATGAAAACCCTGACTTAAATAATTTCTTTAAGACGAGAGTTCGTGAAGATACGTACCACGACAACCCGTGTTAGTAAATTCAAGCAAGTAAATTACTTGAAAACTGGAGCTGGCCCAGATGCCGAGCCGTAAATGATGGCTCAGGAAATAAGCAAAGTCCCGTTTAAATCAGGAAACTAATGCACTCTCATATCAAGAGAATGTCAGTTTAAAATACACCTGATAACTGGCAAAAATTCTAAAGAAACAGGTAGGAGTTGGTCAAGATGGCTAATGTGTACATAGTAGTTAAGCATGACTCTCATGCAGACAAGATCGTTAAGGTTTTCATGGACAAGCAATCAGCCGTAACTTACAGCGCGATATGCAACGACACTTCACGTATTGAAATGAGTGAGTTCTTCATCGTTGAAAAGCATTTGTTGAAGAAGGCTACAACAATGCAGAAAGTGAACGCACTGACTGCGAAAACTCCGCGCTATGAGGGAGGGTGGAAGTAATGGGTACTAGATGGCCGAACGTCCCAGCAGACTTTGTTTACCCAGTGTGTCAAGTCTGTGGTGAACAAACACCCAAGTTCTCAAAAGCTGGAACGAGGGTTACTCACGCAAAGCGACTTAGAGCTAAGACTTGTGGTGGCGCAAAATGCTTTGGTGTGCTGGTAGGTAGACGAAAAACTAGAGGCCCACTCACTAAGTCAAGTGGGAGTCATGTCGTGATGAGTGATTTGGATGTTGGCTTTCAACTCTTTAACTTTGATCGCGAGATTCCAAAAAGATAATAGTGAATACGTGCTTTCATCTACTTCTTCTTAGGCTTGCTCGTTGGTTTAGCTTTGTGAGTTAAATACTTCGATGCTGCTGTGTGTGTCTTACCCGTCATCAATTTTCCATCATGCTTGTGTGCTGCACCCTTGTACTCAGTGCCGTTTTTCAAGTAGTGCTTAACGCCTTTCATTTCTTCACCTTTTTCTTTGCAGTTTTAGCCGCCTGTTTAAAGTCTTTTTTAGTAGGCGCTCCTTTTGCACCCACCTTCTTCATTGTTTCTTTCGACCCTGCTTTAATGCGCTTCCGTTTAGCGTGTATGTTTGAGTATAACCCCATCAATATTTCTCCGTTAATTGCTTCATATTGCTCGATTAGTAATGCCTTCATGCGCTCATTTACCATTTCGTTTTATCGGCCCAATAAGCGGCTGACATTTTTCCTTTGGCTATGTTCTTACCATGTCTTGCTTTAAAGCTGGCGCGTTTAGCCTTCATTGCAGCCGACTCACCAGCTTTCGGCTTACCAGCCGTTGATGCGCCCTGCTCACCAAATCGAATTGTCTTTGTTTTATCTCCTACTTTTGCAACAACAACATGACTTTTCTTTGGATGACTAGGTGTTTTTTTAGGCTTGTTGTAGGCAGTAACACCAGCGTTCTTTAATTTTGTATCTTTCATTCATCTTTACCTCTAAGTTCTTTTGCAATTGAAGTAGCACCCTAGCTAAGGTAATCAGCACCCTAGCTAGGGTATGAAAACTACCAGCTACTACCCCAGCCGCTACTCTTCCTCTTCCGCTTAGTTTTGTCTCCAGCAAAAAAATCTACGCTCAATTCCTTAGCTGATTTAATGCCGCCAAGTATGGGTACTCGACCAATAATTTCTCGCGTAGCTAATCTCTGTTTTGAGTTCGTGCCTGTTGTACCCTTATCCCAAACATCAAGCGTCGCTTCCTTCGCGCCTCCCATGACATTAACTACACTCGCACCAAGCCCGAAGGTTGGGCCAAGGATTGTTCCTGCTGCTCTTTGAACGCCGTACGATCCGTTGTCTGCTTGTGATGCTACGTCATGTATCATGTCTCCAAGCAATCCGAAGCCTCCTGCTGCGGTAAGACCTTCAAAGTACCAGCCGAGAAAAGTATCAAGGTCGCCATGCACTTCTGCATTGTATCCAAGAAGCTCTCCGAATTTGCCAGCACTACGCGCACGGAACTCTGCACTTTCTCCATCCTCTCCACCACGCTGCTGAACTAAGTCTTTCGTACCTATCGCTGCCATACCAAGCGCAGGGGCAAAGGTTGCAAAGTAAAGTGGTCGCTTGAAGTTACCTGACATAACATCGTCAACTAATACATCTTTTGCCATACGACCCATGAGTAATGGGAAAGACTTGAGCTGGAATAATATTGCTCCTGCTGGCGTCTGGTACGCAAGAGGTACGTCATCAGGGTTGGGTGAAAAGATCGTATCATTCGCAAACTTAATCATTCCCATAGCAACTTCGTCATTGGCTGGATCGATTTTTTTAGCCGGGTCTTTTAGCCACTCTGACATGCCGTATCGATTCAAGTATCTGTATGCAAACTTGTACTCGCGACTCTGATCCTTTTCGGCTAATGATGGATCGTAACTCTTAGCTGCCTTAGTGACCTGTGTATTAAAAGACTCAAGTGCTACTGCGCCAGCCAAGCCTCTCCACATGTCAGTCCAAGGAGTCAGCATCGTTGCATTGAAAAATGAGTTCTGGATTGTACCAGCCAAGCCTGTTGCATCGGCTCCGTACATACCTACCATTCGAGCATGGAGTGCGTTTTCAATAGCAACACCAGTATTCTTAATCTCTTGTCGATAGTCAGGGTCAGCCGCATACTTGGTAATCCCTTGCATCCATGACCTGAATGATCCAGATCGTATCAACGGTAGAACAGCATCAGGAATTGAGGTCAGTACAGTGAAAGACAGGAGAGACACATTGTTAATCGCACGAACATTGCGAGAAGCATTCATAAACTTCTGGCTCTCACGAGGATTAACCTGCTTGTTTTGTAGAGTGCGGATAGTTCCTTCTGCGTGGTCAAACTCACTACGGTTAATGGCTGTTGGCCTACCATCTTCACTCAGATTGAAGTCGCTCATCGCATTGGCGATTGCATCCACTCGACGCTCATACGTCTTAGTACGTTTGTCTTGTGGTAACAAGTTAATCATAAAATCTTTTGCTGCAATCTTGCCGTGCTTTAGGTACTGGTCAAGTGCTTGCATAGCAAAAGGTCTTGCTTGTTCTTCACTTTGGAAGGGCATCTCCATCACCTTTTCCAAGGAGGATGCACTGGTTACGCCAGTAATAGGGTCTTGCCCTTTTATCTCCTTGGTGAATATGCGAGGAGTTGATAACTGTCGTACGATTGCATCGATGCCTGACTCGCCTATGTCCATGTAATCTGCGTATGCGTGTATGTTTACACCAATACTTTTAGTTTGATGTATCCGCTTCGATGCGCCATCCATGTACTTGACTAGCAGCCCATCAAGATTGTTCTCCATGAACGGCTCGAATAGATCGTACAGCTCAGGAGTTTTATCGATTCGTAACAATCTCTGGAAGTCCAGATGCCCCTCTACGCCACCCTTGTTAGACACGGGCGGTGGGATGTAAAGTCCATCATCATTCATTAGGTTGTTAGTGATTCGGTCAGCAATCAACTTAGCTTCTTCGGTTGTCCGACTTGAGTTCTCGGACTTCAAATACATGGTTAATGCTCTAGTAAACTCTTCTTGATTCTTACCAATGTTTTCGATGTTCCATACTTGAGGCATATAGTTCTCGATGTCTCCAACCATTACCTCGTTGTCAACCATCTCTGTATGCAAGCTACGCATAGTGCCTTTGATCTTGTTGAATAAAACCTTCTCAGGGGGAGTGAGAACCGCATAAGCGCGACTCGTATTTCCTCTACGTAAAGCCTTGAGTACATTGGTGTGCGATGCTGGTTGAGTGCGTGTTCCACTCAGAAAAGGATTGGAGAACTTCGCCCAATTTTTTACTACGCCATCACGGTCAGGTAATTCGTTCATCAATTGCTTGATCGGCATGTAAGCGCGAGCGAACTTATTGTAGACGGATGGGTAGTAATTCTCGACGTAATTGGCAAGCCAATTCATACCTGTCTTACGCATACGTTGTGAGTTCTTTGATAGTAATCTCTCGGCTACTGATGCTTCACGAATGCCTTTGATGTCGTCTTCATTCAAAGCGCGACCTTTGGCTATCTTACGTAATCCATTAGTGACTTCTGGCGCTGTGCCTTTGGTCTCTGCGTTGTCAAGCATGGTTGCGATACTGGCACTGTCGCCTCCTTCTCCCCTCATCATAGATAATGCAGTGGTAAGTGAAGCTGGTTGAGACATGCTATCCGAGTAGTACAGTCGAGCATCTTTCTCGTCAAAGTATTGAGCGTCTTGCGACTTGATGTTGAATGCAGGGCTTCGCCAATTCTCGTTGTCATCCAGTGTTTCTATTAGAGTAAAAGTTTCATGTGGTACTCGCTCACCTGTCAACGTGTTCTGGTGTGTTGACTGAACTGCGTCGTAACCCATTTGTCCAAAATACTCAGTGTATTTTTGCTGCGCCTTCTTCTTGCTTCCAACTGCACTTTGAAGCGCCTTGATTGACATCATGTAGACTTCATCACCCGTTAGTGATCCCGAACTTTCTAGCTGAGAGTTCATAGGCTGGTAAGCTAATCTTATCTGATCCATCTCTTTTCCTTCAGCAAGCATTTCCAACATGCCAAACCGCATCATTGACTGTAAAGTGGAGTCTTCCATCGAGTACATCGTTGTGCGTCTTAGGTCGATTGGGTTATTAACTCGCGCATAAACTGTTAATACGCCTGAGTTGTAATCAATGTCAGCCTTCTTTAATACTTTATGGAAACTTAACTCGTTGAATTCAAGGTTCTCGATTTCTTCGTTCATTTGATCTAGCATCAACTGATTGTTTAAGCTGGATACGTCGCCATCATTTGCGTATTTTCCACGACCACTAATAAAATCCTGGCGGTCTACCCTTTTGTTGGATATTTGATTTCGTAACGAGCTTGCGCTCTTTGCATTGTCGAGCGCCGAGATTTTTTCTTCAGCAGTAAGTTTTGAGCTTCCTTCAATCATTCGCGTCCATGCCGCGAGTGTTGGTTTTTGAGCGTAAATTTTGTCTGCGATTTGAGGGTTGGTAGTTACATAAATACCAGCGCCAAAGTTACCCGAATTAGATGACTGAAAGACAACTTCACCATCCTCAAGTGGGTTCATGTTTGGCGTTCCATGATAAAGACGAACCGGCGTACCTTCAGGGGTTAGTAGTCCACTGTTTACAAAGTCATGGATGCGCGACTTCTTGGTTTTACTGGCAGACTCGTACATGTCATGGAAGTGCTGCGCTGCCATGCTCGATGGCACTAACCCTTTGCTACGAATAGGTAATTTTCTAGGGCTATTGCCATGCACTATGTCGCCGTACACGGTCAAGCGGCGAAAGATTTGCTTAATGTCTTTGCGCCCAATGACACCATTGAGA